CAGTAGTTCCAAACATATACCAGAGTCCATCTGTACCCTTGTACAACACTGAACCTTCAGGAAGTACCCCAGGCCCCCATGCCGTCGGTGCATTCCCTAAAGTAGAGTGATTTGCAATTGCAACATCTTTGATTACGACAGATCGACGATGTACACCGAATCGTTGAATATGCGGACTCTGACCCAGCACCTGATAGGCAGGTGGACCGGGAATCGGCGTTACAGGAGTTGTTGGATAAGCCATAGATTAATTCTTTGTCCTTCCATTTCCGATATATCGCTTACGGAACGCCTCACTCACTTTACCCACCAACGCTTTTTGAGTATCAACATCGGTGATACTAGTTGGATCGACACTCGCCACATCCGAAGTAGATTTTGCGCCCTTGTATACACCAACCTGTAACTTCAGATGATCATTATCTTTCGCGAGTAGCTTGGCGATTTCCAATCCAATCGCCTGTGCCGTCCGCCCGTCAGCCTTAGCCGCAGTCACAAGTGCTTGACACTCAGGACTATAGTTCAAGGCATCTAGTTCAGCGAGACGATTTCTTTCCTGTGTCCTCGCAGCTTCTTGAGCTGCACGAGCCGCAGTCTCGTTCTCCTGAACCAGTGTTTGATACAACTCAGGATGTTGAGCCTCTAATTCTTCTCTTGTCATTTTATTTGCCTGATTTTTAGTTCGTAAAGGGTCAGGAGCCCGACCATTGCCATTTTTGACACGTGTCAAAAGTGCCTTATATGCATCGTCATATGAACCCACACCATCAATTAAACCAACTTCTTGTGCCTGATCTCCAAAATAAGTACCCGCTCGAAATACTGCCGAATCGATATTTGCCCGATTATCTCTTATAAACTGTTGAAAGTTCTTTCCAACATGATTTACCGCCTCCTGTAGATGCTCCTTCTGAGCATCCGTTAATGAAGGCCCCGCACCTGCTCCTTTGAGATCCGCACCCGCATTAACAAATGGATCATATTTCAGACCACCTACCTCCCATACCTTAGTCATATCAACCCAAGGTAAGATTACTCCAATCGAACCGACATCCGACGAATGTGAAGCCATAACCTCATTACATGCGCTGGCCAGCCAATATGCAGCACTATTACAGCGCGAATCAGTATAAGCAAGAGTCGGTACCGGCAACCCCTTGATATGATGGGCCAAATCAGCACAGCCCCGCACCATCCCTCCACTGCTGTCAATCTGAAACATCATTCCTCGTGCGCCTCGATCCAAAGCTTCCGTAGTCGCCTTCTGAATATCCAAGTAGTCCGTCCCACCACAGATTTTTTCGAGGCCCGACAATCTTTGGCCCAGCACCCCTCTTATCGGAACATGACCAATTCCATTATTATCCACTCGCCACTCGATATCTGTACCCTTCATATCGAATAGATCCAAACTCGAAGCAACCGTGTCGGGTATATCAGTTTTGACACGTGTCAAATCTACTCCGTCATAGCTGTCGGCGAGCTTCGACTCGATCAGCATCTTGATCGCCTTGTAGCCACCGGCAGTGATCAGCCAGGGAGCATATAGAATCTTTTCGATGACGTGTGCGAGCTTCATTTATTCTGAGTCTGCTTTGGAGACGGAGCCGTTTCTGTAGATTCTTCTTCTTCGTCCTTACCTTTAGTTCGCCGCCTGTCGGCGTCACCATAGTTCCAGTGGTTGCTTCGCCTGCACCAATCTTTTCTCGAACGACATTCGGTAATCCCGGAAATGCCAGATATGTCAATCCTCCACCCTCGAAGATACCTTTTTCTTTGATTAGCTGAGTTACATTGTCTTCCCAATCCGAACCATTCATCAACATGGATTCCCGTTCCACTGTCGATACACCTAGTTGAACTCGGAGCATCGCCGCTTGAATATCTTTCAGTGGATCAATTGATCCTTGCCCACCACCCGTCCATAAGACTCGACTTAATCCTTTTCGGATCTTATAATCGGTGAAGTATTTCTTAAACTTCAAGACCTTGTTTAAGATTAGTTCACCGATGAAAGCTTCATAGATCGGCTGATCAACTTGATCGATATGAAGCTGTCGCTCGACCTTAACAGTTCGTTCATAGAACTCTTCGAGTTCCGCTCTCGATGCAGAATAGCTTGCCTCGAACCGCTTCATCACGATTGAATATGGCACCTGTAAAGATGCACAAACAATCATATGGTTGTACTGACTAAACGCCGCATAGTCAGATCCACCGGCATCTCCTTTGATGATATCAAGACTATCCCCCGGCTTACCGAAAATAACACCTCCCGGTGTCATCGTGATATCATATGGAAAAACCTTATAGAATTCTCTGATCTCTTCCGGTTCGAATTGCCGAAAGACATCCTCTGACGGCATCGGAGACTTTACGAATACCGAAAAGAAATTACTGATAACCTCTTTGGTTATTTTTTCATTGACGAACCGTTGTAGACCCTTGGCCAGCTCAAAACAAGTTGCCAATGGTGGAACCCCACGACGTTGCTGGGGTCTTTCAATATTGTAATGGAGTAGAGCATTCCTCGTGAGGTACGCGTCACTAAACACCTTGACTCTATCCCATCTTTGAGTTGTAATTTGTGGTAATAAACCATAGTCCAACGGATGAAATCGCGCTATCCAATACGCGACTAATGGCCCATTGTACTGATTCAGTTCAACCCCTCCACACACATTCTCCTGTTGGGTAGGTACAGGAATCTGATAGGGATTACACATCCTATCAGGATCAATAGTCCTAATCTTTAAACTATAAGGAAGGTTTCCATCTTGCCTATATGCGAAAAGCACCGGCGCATCTCCAGCCATCTCCTTAGTTCGATAGATCTCAGACTGCTTGGAATAGACGTTATGAGTTCGCTCCCAATCACAACTTTCGTTCTCCATGTACATCCGCCAATTACTTAGGATGATCTTTCCAATTTCAATCGCATCCTCATCAGAAATCTCCAGCATTTCAGCATCTGGAAGAGGAATTGGCCGAATTCCAGTACCAATCACATTATTTGTCTTGGTATCTATGGCAGCTTTCCCGACAGGAAAGGACATGTATAGATCACGAGACCGCGCTCGTAAGACATGGATATTTCGAACAATATCAGTATCAGCCGAACCAGCCCACGGCAACCATGCAGCCAGTGCGCGGCGTCTGAATGACGCACCGTGCTGGGCATAACCTGTCCCCCCAAGCAAAAAACCGGAGTTCGCCCTTGAGACGACTACTCCGGTATTACCACCCCATCCGCTTCCAGATCCTTGAGCCTGAATCTCTCGACCATCAGCATCAAACAGTACCGGTCGATCCAGCGTAATCTGACGATCCGCCTGACGTTTAGTTAACTTGACGCGAGGTTTTAGGTATCTATCAGATAACATGTCATAGCCTAAATCTCCGTTTTAGATTTTGACACGTGTCAAAAATTTATCGAGTCAAAGTTGTAACACTTGCTCCGGGTGGTGCATTAACTGGCGTCTGATCGGGTGGTGGTGGTAGTGGGACTTCACCTGCCGACACTGTGGGTGGAATCCGTCGCTGTTCAGCGATCCGATTAAATACTTCTGCAACCTCGAAGGCCTTAGTAGCTACAGGCTCCCAGTCCCATTCATCGAATCGAGCGGCTCCAACCAGATTAGCATAGATTTCTTTAACAAATTGAAGATCATCGCTCATAGATTTTGACACGTGTCAAAAAGTGGCGCGGCGGTAGCTTTGACACTACAGAACCCGTTCAGTAAACCAGTGATTAGTTGATTACCGATATGTTCTCCTCTCACGAGGACGCCGCATTTATCGAAATTTTTAGAAGTATGGTATGACATGACGCCAGACCATGGTACTCGTGGTTCCATGCCGGATCATCGTGTCAACAATATCCCTCCAGAATATATACTCTCCCCGTAAAGCTGTCAAGTCGTATCTTTTCAGGTTCATTCCCTCGGCGGTATACTCCTTTCCGGCCTTCATCGCCTTGACGTAAGCCCTGAACGCCAGATCCCGCGCATAGACCGCAGCACTGTACTCAGCCTGGAAATTCGGAGCTGTCTGGTAGGGCGGCGGCCCAGGGGAATAACCGCCCGCCTGACTGGGAACTAAATTCGGAAGATCTCCATTCCATCCATTCATAAATTTGCCCTCTATTCATCAGGATGCCTTCTAATCGAACAAAACAGGCCCTACGGCACGCATTGCACTTCTTTCGGCTACTTTATATCTACTCAATTTATGATGTCTTAAATCGGTTCTACAGCAAGTTTCGTGCCATGATGCAACGCAATGCAATCATGCATTTTGCACGATTATCTCTTTTTCGAATTGGCTTGTGTATCTCTACCGATATCAGGATATTTTCGATGGACCGCAGCACGAACTTTTGACTTTTCCGCTGGAGTACCGTGCTGGGATACGCGGGCCAGTGCGTTCCGCGCATGAGGTTTATCGTGAATAGGATAACTCCCCGCACCCTTGCCTTGTGGCCCCTCACCCTTGCCTGGAAGCGCGAAACTCTTAGCAGGCATCTGCTTTCGCTGTTTTGTTGTTAGTTCGGCCATATTATTGATTTTTGACACGTGTCAAAATTGTTGGATGGGGAGGCCCCTGTACTGACCTCCCTACCCTATGGAGGACAGTCTGCTATTTTGGTCCAGCTCCCGGTGTCGCAGGTGGCACCTCAGGAGATGGAACGAAGGTCATCATTTTTGTTTCACCAGTCGCATTATTTCTAACAGCAATGGTAAAGGTTTGCGTCACTGGTTCGGGTGGAATCACGATTGGATTTCCGACTTCAGGTGGTGGTAGCTCGATTGGATGAGCAGGTACACCCGGATCGATTGCATCAGGCGGAATCACAATTGGATGCCCAGGCGTTGCTGGCGGCAGCACAATCGGATGACTCGGCACTCCAGGCGCAATAGACTCAGGAGGAATCACAATTGGATGACCGGGAGTCGGAGGTGGTAAATAAATCGGATGACTAGGAACTCCCGGTGAGATTGCATCAGGTGGAATCACTATCGGATGAGCAGGACCACCTCCCGGCGCAATCGGGTGTGCCGGGCGACCGGGTTTAGGCCAGATTTCGGGTGGAGGCAGAACAATTGGATGAGTTGGAACACCCGGAGCAATAGCATCCGGGGGTATTACGATAGGATGTTCCGGCGTCCCCGGAGGTAGGACAATTGGATGACTTGGCACACCGGGGGCAATAGAATCAGGCGGAATTACTATCGGATGTTCAGGAGTGCCCGGAGGCAGAACAATTGGATGACTTGGTACACCGGGAGCAATAGCATCAGGCGGCAAAACAATTGGATGCTCTGGCTTACCATCGGGTGGTCCGCCAACTTCCGGCGGCAAAAAAACTTTATCGGTCCAGTAAGAATATGATAGACTGACCGTAATTAAAGGCATATTTTTCGTTTCTGTTTTGGACGTTTCTGTTTCTACTTCATTCCCTGCTTTCCCTTAAATTTTTGGTTTTGACACGTGTCAAATTAGTTGATCAGACAAATCGATCTTTAGCAATGCCATGGGCCTTCACCCACCGGTTACTCAGACCTTCCCAGAATTTACTGGACTCATCTCGACTACTTGTCTTCCACGGAAATTTCATCCGCTCGTAATCCTCACGAGCTTGAGTTAATTTCAACATTATGGAATTTTGTCCCTCTTCGTATAGAGCTTCCCTAAAATATCCCTTAGTATTTGGACCAACGATTCCATCAATGGGCATGATTTTGAGAGCCAATTGCAAGATAGTCCCCGCACCTCTAGCGCCGCGATTGAAATAACAATCTCGCAATATGAATTCAACTCCTTGATTAGCTTCTCGATCAGCTTCGCTTTGAAACCAATTAGCAACTGGATTTGTATATTCCTCGATGTATTCGGCCGCGGCATGTTGGGCTTCTTTGTTTTTCCCACCATTAATCATGTTCCGCAACTCCTTAGCATTCTTTGGATGATGCTTCTCATTTATTCCCGCAATCTCATAGTTTCCACCACCATCACCCGCCGGAAGTCGATATACCTGTAAATTTCCATCATCATCGAATCTACCCTCAAATTCGACAATTGCGCGACCCATCGCTATTTGTTTTTCAGTTGGCATCGTTTTTACCGTTTTTCTTATCCCAGCTATTCAAGCCAGCTAATCCAAAAACCAATGCAGCCAAGGTACTCTCGAAAACCCCCAGATATTTAAACTCGTCTAGATGTTCCTCTAATTTTAACCAAGGAGACTGAATTGCTATTATCTGTATGATAAACACTACAATCGGTAAACCGAAAAATAATCCGACGGCTCCCCAACATAATACTCGTCTCCATAATGGCTCCATCAATGAATTTTGACACGTGTCAAATTAGGACATAGGACAACCTCTACACACTATACCAGTATACATGCTAACTACACCTTTGTCAAGTATTATATTGTACTATTTTGCACTGCGTTGCAATACATCATAAGATTTGAGCTGCGCCTTCGAAGATTTCTCTTTTTTACCAGTATGCAATGATTACCACGAACAAAGATCCACCTTCAAACTGAAGGCGCAGATCGAACCTTACTTTTGACACGTGTCAAAGCTTATTCATCAACAAATGGATTAAAATCCCTCAGACTAGAGCCGAATTGACCGAATTTATGTTGTTTTGCAGTTTTTTGTTGAGTTTGCGTGATTACCCGACCGGATTCTTGCATTTCTTCAAGAAACATGTGGCTTTCGATGGTTTTTGCTTGATTTTGTACCGCTTTTATGAGTTTTGGGTCGAAGAAATCGTTTGACGAACTAGCTTTTGACGGATTTTTAACATAATCCGGCTCCTCCATTTTAGCGATTGTACGTGTTTGTTCAAACAATTCCAGTGCTCCACGGGCATAAACCCGACAATCCAATGGTTCTCCACTAGTACGAGAAGCGCCTTCCTTCTTATATTTGAACACGGTATATCCCAGATTATTAATGGTTTCATGTTTTTGCTCACTAGTTAATCCTATGAAGTAATCATTTGTGTAGCCCCGCACATCCTCTTCATCTTCGCCGCATGGAAAATGGCAGTATCCTGCTGCACCCGACTCAGCCACGAACAGCCGTTGCATAAGTTCATCCTTACCGACCATCGTGAAAATAGGATACCATGTCGTATTGTATTTCAGATCTAGTTTATGTCCACCAGTGAAGGTAGACTGCATATAGGTTTCATGACTCGAACCTTTACAGCTAAACAGTCTAGGCTGTCGTCGCTTGGTGTAATAGTAGACATAAGGCCCGACAGCTCCGTTGGAATCGATTAATCCTTTTCTAACCTGAATTCCTCTACCATTCGCAAATTTCCAGATTCTGTTATACACCAGAGCATCAAATATATCGTGCCATTCTTTTTGACGGGGGTCAGCCAATATTGTTCCATATTCAATCCCCCACGATTCATAGTTTTTTCCCCATCCGACAATTTCATAATTGATCCGCTTTTGGATATCTTGTATATCACCGCCAACGGTAAGGACATAAACTCCGTCCGGTATTTCGGCTCGATAAACTTCTCTCCGTTGGTACAGATGATGGGAATCAATTCGGAGTGCATAGTCTTCATAGGTTTCAGCCAGTTTTGTATTGATAAAAACCTTGAGGAGAGTATTGTTCCCCACACGTTTAGCTCGGTTGGCCTCCAACCAGTCATTGACCAAGAGTTCCCACGGCACCCAGGGACTTG